ATTTCCTTTAGTTTACACTTATATCAGAAGCACCACTTGTCATAGAACCAGCATCAACTGCATCTCCAACTCTTGCAACAGCTTTACCTTCAACAAAAACATTAGGACTACCAACACTTATTGATCCTTTATGATTAGTACATATATTATCCCCATTTGAATCTGTACCTGTCTTTTCAGTATGCTGAACTGTTTCATCTCCAACTCTTGCAACAAGTTTGCCTTCAACAAAAACAGTTGCTTGACTAGGAGTATCTAATGTACTATTAATAGTACATGGGTGTCCTGTGCTAAGTGAATCTTCTTCTCTACATATCTTAGGCATAATACTGTGCAATCTGTCCTAATTCGGTTG